ACTGTAAATTGTGTCAGGGTCATAGCTACCAAAGCCATCGAACAGAAAAAGATTCCAATTAGCAATAGTACTGTTATAGGCGTATTCGAGTTCTGTTCGTTCATATTCTCCTAAATGATAAGATCTCCCTAACGAGGCAGACATCAAACCTAATGCCGTCCTACGGTTAGATTCTTCAAGTGCCAAGTAACCGACCCGTTCTTTTCGGTGCAGAAGATGACTTGCAAGACTCCTACAGAATGAGGATTTTCCAGTACCAGATCCTGCAGTAATGGTGACAAGTTCTCCGTACCGTATACCGTGCAGCTTTCGCTGTAGTCCTTGAAATGGGTAGTCATGGTCAGCGGGGGGTGTGGGTGTGGTAATTAATTCGAGTAAAGATTTGGCATCAACAATACCGTCTGGTCTGTATGTCTTTGCATCCCAGATAGCTCGTCTTATTGCCTCAGAATCGCCAGCTTGTAATGCGTCAGAAGCATCTTTGTACTTCTCAAGCCGTGCAATCTTTGCTTTACCAGCAGGTAGTAGTTCAGCACATTCTTGTGCTGCTTGTCTACCAGCTTCATCATTGTCAAAAAATAAAACTACCTCTTCATAGTTTTGAAGCAAGTCTAAAACTTTTTGTAATGATTTTTTAGCAGCCTTTGCTCCATTTGGTATGGATACATGAGGCCATTTGGGTTGTGCTTCCCATCCAGAGGCTGCATCAAGCTCTCCTTCATATATGGTAAGCCTTGTACCCTTATCTGGGAATAAATTTTGCCCAAAAAGTTGAGAGTCATTGTTATTACCCTCCATCCAGAAGTCTTTGTCCCTTGTACGGACTTTTGCTGCACAAACTTGACCATTTTTGTCAAAATAGTGCATACGGAGTGTCTCTCCGTCCTTATGGATGCGATATTTACGGCAAGTCTCTTCAGACAAGCCTCTTTTTTTTAGTTTAACAGGATTACCTTTGAGCATTGCGGTTGTCTTTTGTTTGCCACTATCGTCATGTCCTCCATTGCTATAATGGTTGCATACAAAACAATAAGCATGTCCATCAGAATACACGGAATTGCCATCTGACGAACCACACTCAGGACAGCTGGTGTGATATAGGAAGGTTGATTCATCTGAGCCAGTCAACTGGGATTGCATAATAGGCACACCAAGGAAAACCGTTCTTTTCAGCCCACATAGAGTAGGTAGTTTTAGAACGCTTGTTTATTTTATTGTGAGGAGATTGAAAGATAATACGTATGTCAAGATCAGGGTGAGCTTCCTTGACTGCTTTCATCTTACGCCTCTGATCTGGGGGAAAGTATCCTTTAGTCTCGAAGTATATATCCCCAACTTTGAAATCAGGGATATAGTTAGCTTCGATCATGTATGGTATCTTTTCAGATTCATACTGATACTCTATGTCCATTTCATCGAGCAAGTCAGCCACTTGTTCTTCCAAGTGACTACGCATTAGAAGTCGTCCTCTTCAACTGAGCAGGGGGCTGCATCAACTGCAGGATCTTCGACCTTGAATCCTTTTGTAGAACCAAATAGTTCTGCTGCGTCCTCGGCTGTCATGTCACCATTGTCCACTACACCAGCTCCGCTGTTAAGACTAACAACTTGTACTGCTTTTAGTTTCAATGATGTACCGATGTCACCGCTTGGTAGAACATATGGCTTTTGGAAGAAAGCTAATTTAACTTTACTACCACTGTAGATTGGTGTGTCCTTATCTTCAATGGCTGTTCCTTCTGTGTCTACTACGACAGGAAAGAACTTATCTCCGTCTCTCCAACTGAAACGTATGTGGTAAGTACCTTGCTCATTGTCAAGCTCTTCCCAAGGCTCAGGCTTTACTGTGACCCTTTTAGGGTTTTTAGCCTTGCTTCTAGCCCATTCTAGGGCTGACTCACGTTCTTCCTCTAGATCTTTGATGAGATCACCTTTGACTAGAGCAGAGAGTTTGTAGCCCCACTCACCTGCTTTTAGTATAGCTTGGAAGCCATCAAGTGTTACAGGTTGGGGAGTTACGTAGGTGTGCATAATTAACAGAAAAAATAGGTGGAATTTGAGACAACTTTTGGATCTAGTGTCCCAACGATTGGTGGCGGTTCTGAAGCGTTGATGGTCTCTGCAAATTTTGAGAGCCAACATTCTTCGGAAAAGATATTGGTGTAGGTTTCTCGCACAAGGCGATTGAGTGTTCCCATGTCTCCTGCTCTGCAAAGAACAGAATCGTGGATAACTGTAAATGGTTCATCAAATTGCATGAATGATCTGTGAAGGATCGAAGCATCGAATGAATGTATATAATTAGGGGCAGTGCTAGACTTATGCTTGTTAGGGCTGGGTGTAGACTTACCAGTTGGTATTCTAACCTGTGTTCTACCTAACAGCTGCAGCTCCATTATCTTGGTTTCAATGTCGTCTCGTCTTTGATTGACAATAAAACCTGATGGTGTGACCCACTGAACTTCCTTAGCACCATTTCTGATGTAAAGTCCGACATGCTTCTTTATCCATCGCATTACTTTCATTGGCCCCGGAACGATGCTGTCCATTGAATTGTAGACTGCATTGACAACTTGTGTCAGTTCATCTTTGGTGGGGTCTATGTTGTTTTCTAGTAATGCCTCACGTATGTACTTGCGACTGCTATCTTTCGTAGCGTTGTATGGTATGGTCATCACCGTGCGTTTGCACACGGATCTGGTCATCCAAGAGTGCATGTAACTTGGGAGAAACTCTTTAGCCTTATCTGCCACCGCCTTGTATGCGTCACTAGGTTTGTCACTAGGTACAACATTTACAAGTTCTGCAGTGCTACGGTCTTTGGCTAGTCCTGCTAAGATCTGTAGACCTGAGCATGTCGCATCGACTGCGACCATAAGACCTGTAGTTAATTTATCTTTTTTGATACAGCAGTGGTAGTATTCGTGGCATGCAGCCATAAACTGCCAAGGTTCGTCTACCTCCTCCCAATCAGACAAGTATCTTACTGGGTCGGTAGCAACTTTAGTAATTAGTTCATGGTTTTCAGACACCCATTGATGTCTGTCCTCTAGTGTTGCTTTATCAAGACCAAAACTTGTAGCTACTTGAAAAGATAACCAAAGCTCGGCTTCATCTGTCACACTAGACTCATCAGCAAATCTGATAAGTGCTTTACCAAAGTCTGTATCTTGAGGTGTGAGGAACGCTGGGATGGGGTATGCTCTGCCCCTGTAGTCGTAAGACCAACAAAGATAGAATTTTTCATCTTTAAATTTCTCAGCTGCCTCTAATTGTGTACGTGTCCTGACTGATCTCTTGAAGTTAAGACGGTCAGCGTTGTGAGACTCTGCCATTGCTCGTCTCCAAGCTAGATTAGACTCAGGATTATCGTCTGCATTAGCAGGACGTGGTGGTTTGTAGGCTGGAGATATAGGTATAAACTTACCTATTACTCTACCTCTACTCCTCATCTCATCTGCCACTTGCAGTACATGACGATTTACACAGTATTGCACCCGCTGTAACTTGTTTAGAAAGTCAATCGGAGCCTTCCCGTGTTTTATGTAGGGGTTGCCCTTCCTAGTAAGATCGTGTCCCTTCATCATACGGTTTGTTAGGTATCCACCATAAATGATTTCACCTTCATCACCGTAACCCCAGTCATCTGGATGTACCAGCATTGGCCAAGGTATACCAGCAAATAACTCAGCAGTTTTGATGAGGTCGTTGCGTTTTGATTCAAACTCAGGAGTGGGTACAACTCTGTATTCATAGCGTTTGCGGTGGGTCTTACGCTTGCTGATGGTAAACCAGTGTGTGGAGTCCATTACAGCAGTCAGCCCCCAACGTCCAAGCGATACCTTTGTCTTGGTGCTCCATGCTTTCCAACGTATGTCATGTTCACCAAACTTTTTGCTGGCGATGACTTGTTTCTGCATTGTGCCACAAGATTCGTGAAAGTATCTGGTGCTGATGTAGTTCATCAATCCCGGATAATTCTTCTTATACCAACGGAACTTACACTCTGACTCAAGAGCAGAGCCAAGGGCAGTCATGGTTGGGACAATAAGATTGGTTTGTCGTTTGGTACTGAATACCCTGTCAAATGTTATCTTGAGCAGGATAGTTGAGATAGCCAACGGTTCAAGCTCATCAAGGTAAAGAGAGATCTCTCGGTAAAACTTACCAGCCTGTCCATTACCAAGCCTGTGGAAAGTATCTTCAACCGTCTTGATTAGATAGGGTAAAGCCTCTCTGATTGATGACACCCCATAAACGCTTGCGGAAGCGTAGGATTTCTCCTCTAATTTCTGTATGGAATCGTGCAGTCTTTGCCTCCCACAGCTGATCGCTTCCTGTTCCAGCAGAAACTGTCTTTGTAGGTTTGTATGCGTCACCATAAGCTAGAAAGAGGGAGTATTCGTAATCATCGAGGTGGTCGATTTGTCGTTGTGTCAAGTTAGACATCATAAGATTTACATTGTTGTTCATAGGGAAATACTTTGCAGTACTCCTCCATACTATTGAAGCAACTCCAGTTTGGCAAGTAGAAACCTATTTGGTATTCTGGATTGCGTTTGGTAATTAACTTGCCTTGAGCAGCAAGCATGACCAATAGGTTGTCAATGACAGGTGGGCCACAGGGATCTATTTCTAGCATCACCTCGCCCGTATCATCATTGATGTAGTAGCCGAGTCTGTCAAGGATCTCGGATAAGTCACATGGGTTCATGGTATGTCGGTTTGGGTATCGAGTACAGCATTACTGGTCATTACTACGTAGTCCTCATCTTTCATGAGTAACGATTTCATGTACCGCTTGGCTGCAAAGGCTTGTCGGTATGCTTTCTCTTGTATTGTACCGTCCTGCTTCATAGCTCGGACAACACATACGTAGGAGGCTGGGAGATTCCACGTGAGAGCTGCCTCATGTCCCATGTCAAAGGTAACTTCAGTCAGCTCGTCTGTGGCTTTCCACTTGTTAAGCTCCCGTATTCTGTTTTCAAAATCACGTCTGGCCATAATGAATAAAGTCGTATAACACGGTGTTTAGGTGGAGGGATATTTCGTCCCAGATGGGCGATAATCCCGAAGAAACCTAGGCAAGTCCATGTGAACAGTAGACCGTAGAGTCCTGCTTTCATATCAACTCGTCCTCGAAACGCTTGTTAGCAATCTCGATTTGCTTGTCCTCATCGTAGTATGGGAAAGCCTCTTTGACCTCCTCGAATATGTCGAGTAGTCGTTCTGATGCGTGTGGTGTGCTCATAATTAACAAATAAAATGTCCGGAGCAGCTAAACTGCCATTTGAATGGAAACATGTCACCATATTCTTTGGCAACTCTGTTGTCCACGATCTTAGCTATTGCGTCCCTGTCCTCGTATGTGAGGATGTCAGCAATGTTTACGTCCTTGGTACGGTGAAGCTTTTTGTTGAAGTCCTCCGCTTGTTTCATAAGGTCATTGTATTCCATTAGTCCAGCTCCTCCTCTTGTTCTAGGCTACGTAGGTTGTGTACTTCGATGGTCAATTTTTCTCCATCTCTTGGATTTTGTTCCATAAGACGTTTCAATCGACACATCGCAGAGTCAATGTGGTCAAACACCCCACATATCATATTTTTTTCTGTGAAATAACTGTTCCGTACGATTGTGTATACAAGCGGGTCATCACAGCAATCAAAGGTTTTGATGTACTGCTGTTCAGTTTGAGTGGAGTTATCCATGAGATTGAAGCCAGTTAAGTGAGCGTTGCATTGTGTAAGGGTCATCATTGAACTTACCAAAAGCTACATTGCATGAGTCGCAGATGTAACCTCTGAACTTGTCAGTGTGGTGGCAGTGGTCAAGAACCCAACTGTCAGTATGCCTACCGCAAGATGGGCACTCTCCGGGATCGGGCACTGGATGTTGCCGTCTCAGTCTACGTCTGACCGTTGCTTGGTGGTTGGAGCAAGATTTGCAAGTATTTTTTCTACCTGCTCCCGCAGTGCTAAATAGTGGGAACTCGTCCAGAAGTTTGAACTCGCCACATTCTTTGCATGCTTTGGTTTCAGAGACATTCTGCATAATAGTTGGTGTAGATAATCTCATCAGTCAGGTGGCCAAGACCTGCATCTTCGAGGATGTCATAGACATCTCTGCCGTCATTGTCGAACTCAACGGTGATAGTGGAGTTGCCAGATGGGTTGTAGTTGTACCCTGCCTCCATGATGGAGGAGGATACAGACTTGTCAAAAGTAACTTGCATTGTGTGACTAGACATTTGGTAGGACTGGTTCTTGAACAAGACGCACCTTTGCGAGCTTGTGCTTGTAAAAAGATGCGGGTGTGATCTCTCTACACTTGACACCTTTGGCTTTGCAGTTTGCGTTGACCCAAAAGCCAAGGCTCATGTTGGGCTGTGCCAGTAGGTTTGTAATGGCCCTACGAGACACGTTGTTGTACTCATAGCGTGTGCCAGTGTGGAACTCCACAATAGCTGTGCCAGTTAGAGGAGATACGTCAATGGATGTGACGCATGTGGATGTACGTGGTTTTGGTTGCATGATAAAGTGGTAAACAACAGAGGGTGAGGCCCTCAGAGATAGCGTAGCAGCTATCTGGGAGAGTGTCAACAGTGTGGATGTTTGTGGCGTAGTTTACGGTATTCGAGATACTGGATAGCTTGCCATACCTCTGGCGGTATTGGCGTGGCAGCCTCCTCTCTTTTGAGTTTGGGTTGTTTTTTAGTCATAGCGGTAAGGTGTTGGCGGTGAGGCGGTTGTGGTAGGACACATTACTCACACTTTAATGATAACAATGTCACCTAGTCAACCAACATGTTAGACATTGTGGATACGTTTGTGTGTGACCCAAGTGATGGCTTGGATGTCGGAGGTGATATAGGACTCGTCAAGCTCTTCATTGATGAAGGCACAGGCATCGTGGTAGTCTTGCTTGATGCGTATGCGTAGACGCTTGCCGATGTTTGGTGCTTTGCTGGCTGGTAGGTACTCGCCAAGCCATACACTGTAGGCGTGGCCGTCAATGCACACATCGTTGAGCTCAGGGTGCATGATGGAGTTGTAGAACTCGTTACGTTTTGGGCCAGTGATGAGATCCTGCGGTGGTATGTCAGGATTCGTCAAGATTGTAATAGCTTGATGTTTGTTGGCGTGTGTGGTACGGCATGGAACACTGGTTAAGTCTTTGACAGTGCCACCTGATGCGTACACCTTAGCGAGTGCGTCAGCATTGCGTACGTTGTCCTCCCACTTGTTGCGTGGTGAGAGTGCAGTGATAACACCGGCAGCGTGGTAGGCTGAGACACCTGCACGTTTGCCGATGCGAGCTGAGATCTTGCGAGCTGATGGGTACCAGTCGAGACCGAGCTGCACCTCTTGTGAGGTGGCTAGTTGGAACACTGCAACAATGTGACGTGCACCCTCTGATAGTTCAGAATAGCTCATCGTGATAGTGGTGTGTGTGGCCAGTGTGAGTGGCCGAAGCGGTAGCGAGGAATCGAACCTCTACTGTTTACATCGTACTGGTAAAGGTTGGAGAAGTAAATAAGTAAAAATACTCAACTTCATATACGTTAGTGATCGGTAGTAGTGACAGTTGCCATTGACCGCATGAAAGAGTTTGTTAAGTTGTTTTATCATACCTAAGTATGGACGGTTGGCCGTCAACAAACTCTGATAAATAAAATATCAGTAGCCGTTTTATATTCCCACCAAGTCCCGTTAGATACCTGAGCCCTCAAGCCCGACAGTATTAGCGGTAACGCTCCCTGATCGCCAGTGACGTATGCCCGTAGCATATTGTCCGTTTAACTAATTGGTTGAGCTGTAGTCTAGTTCTAAGCTAGACCCCCCTGATTTGATTTGTATACCTTTATTATATAAGGTAGTTAATTGGTTGTCAAGTAATTGTTTTGAAATCCTAACTTTTTTGTGGTGTGGTGCTAACCTCAATTCATACCTTTATTATATATGATGGTTGCAACCTTGTCAAGTACTTGTCAGAAAATCGTGACATTTACATTTGGCAACGGTGGTGCGGTGAT